TTGCTTAGAGACTGCGCGCTCCTGGTTAACGGTGATGACTGTTTGTTCAAGGTGACTCAGGAAGGCTACAAAGCTTGGAGCACGTTTGGTACGATGGCCGGTCTTACGCCATCTGTTGGAAAGGTCTACTTTTCCAAGCACTTTTGCAACATAAACTCAACGACGTTTCTCTACACTCCAGTGTTGGGCCGGACGCCTTTCACTCGTGTAGATGTCATTCGATTGGGCCTTGTTTTCGGCCTGAAACGTTCTCTTGCGCAGATTGAGCAAGAACAACCGTTACTGAATCTTCTTGGTAATGGGGTTGAGTGGGATTCTTCTCTAGGCTCACGACATCGGGCTTTGATGTTCGAGTGTCCTGAGAGTTGCAAGGTCCGAGTGCATCGGAAATTCCTTCAGAAAAACCGTGAACTACTGGAAGCGGCAACTGAGTATCGAATGCCATGGTACATTCCAGAGTGTTACGGCGGCGTTGGCCTCGTTTCTATCGGGGAGTATGGCCCTACACTCCTCGACAGGCAAGTCGTCACTGCCATGCTACATCCTTCAGCATGGTGTGCTGACCCCAGTCGCCTCCACTTGCCCATTCAGTGGAAGGGACCGTCAAAGACTCGTATTCATCAAGTCGCCATTGAGAAGCTTCGATCGGTGTTGGGGGATGTTCCAACACGCTGGGTTGAGCAAGGCTCCTCAGATCTCGATGGTCTTGACAGTCCTTCGCTTGACTGGTGGATTCTTTATCAGCTACCGGAGAGAGTTTTGACCTCCGACAGTGATGCCCGAACGGCACATCTCGCACTCTCCCAGAATCGGAAAGTGTGGAATTGGTACGTCAAGCATGCGTCAAAGTTCGCATGGATGCAGCCCTCCCCTCTGCGGATGCGTCGTCTCGTTCATGACATTGTAATTCATGAACGGCGACCCGCTATCCTTCCCACGATGACAGAAATGGCATTCCGTGATGTGGATGTAAGTCTCTACAGAGAGGATGTTTGGAGCGAACCTTTGATAGTATGGTCCCCCGTGGTACGGTTGATTGCATAACTTTTATCGCAGAGCCTCGGTTGTAGTGCTGGTCTAAGCACTCCCCAGAAGGCGGTACCGCGGTGCATGCCGCATGTGTGGTTTACTAGCTAACGTTG